GGCGGTTGTTCAGGCGATACCTTAAAGGCAGAAAAGAAACCAGTTAAGAAAGCAGAAACTAAAGAAGATAAGGTTGATGCAGGCGATAACAAAGATTCTTTAGAACCTGAAGCAAAACCAATTAAAAAGCCAAAGGTTGCACCAACGTCTGTTTCTATTAAAGATTCAAACGGTAAAACAATTTCATTAACGTTCAAAGAAATGTTAGACAAAGTTTCCACAGAGGAAGAATTGCTTGAGAGTCCCCAACAAGAAGTTCCAATGATGATGAAACAGTTAAACTTTATTTGTTACGCTTCACAAGAAATTGAAGAATACCTTGGAGAAGGACAAGATCCTGAAGAATGGTGGCAGAACAAGTTAGCAGAAGTATTCTCAAATGTTAAATCATTATATGCTTATGCTAAAGGTGATTCATTAGTCAATGGTCGACCACTTGGAGCAGCAAAGATTCTTGCTCGCGCTGGGTACGGAGAATCAATTGAAGCAGGAACATTTGAACTTGATAATAAAACATCAATTGATATTTCCGAAGATGAAGCTAACCTATTAAATAAAATGTTTGAAGAATTAACAGAAACAAATTCAAAAGATATGTACGGTGTTATGGTTGCTGATGAAGCAGGTTTTAACGAAATACTAGAATTTGCTAAGGAGAACCTATCATGAATTTAATTACAGAATATAGAGAAGATTCCGTAGAGGTAATTACTGAAGCCAAAGATGATGGCAAAAAGAATTACTTTATCGAAGGTATCTTTATGCAAGGCGATATCAAAAATCGCAACGGAAGAATTTATCCAAGTAAAACGCTTGAGACCGAAATGGGTCGTTATCAAAAAGAATTTATTGAAACAAAGCGTGCACTTGGAGAACTAGGTCACCCTGATGGTCCACAGATCAACGGGGATCGCGTTTCACATCTAATTACTGAGATGAGACGAGACGGCAACGATTTTTATGGTAAGGCTAAAATCTTATCAACACCTATGGGGGAAATCGTCAAGAGCCTATTAGACGAAGGAGTAAAGATCGGGGTTTCGACTCGCGGTCTTGGTTCGGTCAAGGCAGGTAGAGATGGAGTTATGGAAGTCCAAAAGGATTTTCATCTTTCTACTGTTGATATTGTTACTGACCCTTCAGCACCAAATGCGTTCGTAAATGGAATCATGGAGAACGTAGAGTATTACTACGATATTGCTTCTGGAAATTGGAGAGCTCAACAAGCTATCGTCGATATCCAAGAAGAGGTCGAGAAAAAGATTAATCGTGTAGTAAGAACTATTGATGAAGAGACGGCAACAAGAATGTTTCAAACATTCGTCCAATCTTTGAGAAACTAAATTTTTATAAATAAATAAAGTAAAGTTTATTATAAAAGATATTTGTAAGATAAACAAATTTAAAGGAGAAAATAAATGGAAAACGTAGAAGAAAAATTCGTTTCCGACGATGGTATCTCAGAAGTACCTGCTGCTGTAACACCTGAAGGTGGAGAAGGTAAAAAGGACAAACTGAAGAAGACCACTACCGACGAGCCAAAAGGCGCAGTTGATGCCAAGAAAGTAATTCCTGGCCAAGCTGATGCTGGTAAGCCTGTTCCTACTGCTGAAGAAACTGAAGTTGACGCTGAAGTTGAAACTGTAGAAGAAGTAGTAGTAGAATCTTCAATTGAGTCAATCATTGAAGGCGAAAATCTATCAGAAGAATTCAAAGGCAAGATCAGTCTTGTATTTGAAGCCGCATTAAACGAAGAAGTAAACAAAAGAACTGAGACAATTCGTGAAGAATTAACTAAGTCTTTAGACGAATCACTTGAAGAAGCAGTTACTGAGAAATTAGATACTGTTACTGAAAACGTTGATAAGTATTTAGATTACGTTGTTGCTGAATGGATGTCTGAGAATGAAATCGCAATCGAATCCGGAATTAAGGTTGAGATGGCGGAATCATTAATGTCAGGTCTTAAGAACTTATTCGTTGAACATAACGTTAGCGTTTCAGAAGAAACTGTTGATGTTGTGGAAAACTTAGAAACAACAGTATCTGAGTTGGAAGGGAAAGCCAATGACTTAGTAAACGAGAATATCGAATTACAAAAAGAAATTGCCACTTTCAAATCAGGACAAAAATTTGACGAAATTTCAGAAGGACTATCTGTTAATCAGGTAGAACGTTTGAAAGTATTGTCTGAGAAACTTGATGTGGAAGATCTCGATGCATACGCAGAGAATCTTTCAGTAATTAAGGAATCATTCTTCAGTGACAAGCCTATTGTGGAAGCAACTGGTAATGTTCAGGAAGAGAGTGATGAAATTATTCTAGAGGAACAGGAAGTATCTAAACCAACTTCTGATTACACCTCTATTAATGCTCTAGTTGAAGCTTTCAACACTAAGAAGTAATTAGAATAATTAATTTGGTTTTTAAATTAAATTTTAATTTTAAATAAAGGAGATCCAAAAATGGATAACTATACAAGACTAGTGGAAAAGTGGGAGCCTATCTTAGCGCACGAATCTTTTTCACCAATTACTGATAATCACAGGAAAGCAGTTACAGCTACTATCCTGGAAAATACAGAACGTGCTTTAGCCGAAACTGGTGACTTATCAGCAAACATGACTTCTTTGCTTTCAGAAGCACCTACTAATGACGTCGGTTCAACCGGTGGATTTACAGGCGCATCTGCTGCAGGCGGTCCTGGTGCTGGTTACGATCCAATTCTTATCTCATTGGTAAGACGTGCTGTACCTAACATGATTGCTTATGATATCTGTGGCGTTCAGCCTATGACTGGTCCTACAGGACTTATCTTCGCAATGCGTGCAAAGTACGGTTCACAAGGTGCTGTTGGCGATGCATTATTCGACGAAGCTGATACAGACTTCGCTGGTACTGGTACTCACGCAAATACTTTACCTGGTGGCGCTGTCACTACTGGTACTGGTATGGGTACTGCAGCTGCTGAAGCCCTAGGCGACGGTGGTGGCACTAACTATGCAGAAATGGCCTTCTCAATCGAGAAAGTAACTGTTGCTGCTAAGACTCGTGCTCTAAAAGCTGAATACACTACTGAGCTTGCTCAGGATCTTAAAGCTGTTCACGGACTTGACGCTGAAACTGAATTGGCTAACATTCTTCAAACTGAAATCTTAACTGAGATCAACCGTGAAGTTGTTAGAACAATTTATGACACAGCTGTTGTCGGTGCTGCAGGCGCTGCTACTCCTGGTACTTTCGACCTTGACGTCGATGCCAACGGTAGATGGTCTGTTGAGAAGTTCAAAGGTTTAATGTTCCAAATCGAGCAAGAAGCTAACGCAATTGCTAAAGGAACTCGTCGTGGAAAAGGTAACGTTGTTATCTGTTCTTCTGATGTAGCCTCTGCTTTACAAATGGCTGGTGTGTTGGATTACACTCCTGCTTTAAACAGCAATACTCTTGAAGTTGATGACACAGGCAATACTTTTGCTGGTGTTCTTAACGGACGTTTCAGAGTATACGTTGATCCTTTCGCAGGTGCTAACTACTTAGTAGTTGGTTACAAAGGTTCATCTGCATTCGATGCAGGTTTATTCTACTGCCCATACGTACCGTTACAAATGGTTCGTGCGGTTGGTGAGAATAGCTTCCAACCAAAAATTGGTTTCAAAACCCGTTATGGTATGGTTGCGAATCCTTTTGCACAAGGTGCAACTCAAGGACTCGGCGCTATTACTGCTGATACTAACAAGTACTACAGAAAAGTTACAATCTCTAACTTATTCTAAGTCTCGTTAATAAAAAGAGTTTAGGTTAACTAAACCACTTTGGGCAACCTCTTCGGGGGTTGCCTTTTTTTATCTCTTGGAGAATGTAAATCATGACTATTGTATTTTGGGTTATTCTTGCCGTAGGAACTATCAGTGCTACGAATAACACGATTGAATTGAATAAGAAATGCAAAATAGAAGTAAAGGAAGGAGTATCAGAAACTGTCCGCGAATGCAAACAGTATTATTTTGATACAAGAATAAGGAAAGGGTGGTAACGCCCTTTTTTAATACGCGAAGTTAGACCAAGGTTCATAACAACCGGAAACACCAATTGCTGAATTATCACAACCTCTTGCATCATCCCATAATTCTAAACCTACTTTATCGAACATATCTTTCGTAAGTTTAATCATAGGAACATCTTTCATAAAGATTGCTGATTCGTAATCAATAGACATCGGCTTAACATCAATATGATCTTTTCCAAAGTCCTTAATCATACAAATGTATTTTTTACCATCTTTAATAAATTGACACTGTTCAAAAACATCTCCGTATGTTTCTTCACCCAATGCTACCCAATTCGCAAATAATGTTTTATTCATTAACCAGCCCTCATTTCAAACTGTTCATCAATAAAGTGTTCCAACTGTTCTCCTTCGAGACCAAGTGATTCACCTTCTTCTTTTAATTGTTCTAACGCGATTTCATTATAGTGACAACTCATACTTTCTCCATTTATTTAATATACAACAATTATACTCTATATCATAATGAATGTCAATAGTTTTATGAGAATAAAATGAATTATTTTTTGGAGAAGTATGTTCTTATTGTAAAGATACGGATATAGGCAACCAGAGTCATTACTAGAGTCACTAGAGTGCCCAACATGATAGGGTCAGTTATACCTAGATGTTCTATATAGATGAATAATAAAAAGAGATTGAGAGGATAATTGATAGCCAAACCGGTGGCTATTTGAAAAGAAGTTTCTTTGTGGATTTGTTTTGTTTGTGGTTTCATATTAATTGTGAACCAAGCATTTGTCCTAGTTCCTTGTATTCTTTATAATGAGCAGACTGAACTGCTATCTTATTTGTTTCAAAATTCTTTGCGATTATTTTTATAGTGTCTTCTTCGTAAATAGAAACACAACCTACTGGTGTTTGGCAAGTTCCGTCTATTTCTTTGAGCATATACTTTTCAGCCATTGCCATATACCAAGTATTCCAATGATTCATATTTGATAGAGCGCCTTTCATGCGATTATCACTTCTCATTTGTAAAGCAATAACACCTTGACCTGGAGCAGGCATCATATCAGCAGTTCCAAATAATCTACTTACTCTATGACTAAGCAATGCGGCATCAAGTCCTGCGACTGCTACACATATTGCATCATACTCTCCATTGTCCACTTTATTAATACGTGTATCAAGGTTACCACGAATAGGAACTATTTCTGCATTTGGATATAAGTCTTTAAGCTGTGC